GGATAATATGAGACGGATTTCTTTTTCCGTGGCAAGCAAGTCCTTGCGAGTCGCATCCGATAATAAGAACGACCGCAAAGCGCTTTGTATTTCCTTTAGCGCCTTTTCGAACTGCTTACGGATGTCGTCCGTTGATTTCGAGAAGTCAATTTCGGGAATATTGGCCATTAATCGTCAGCCCCTTCGGATGTCTCCGTGTTAAATATCGAAGAATCGACCGTTCCTACCTCTCGAACTGTATCCTCTTCGATACGAGCTACGATTTCTGCCGCTTGCATATCGTCTAAGCCGTCAAGGCGTTTAATTGCCGTTAGTGTATCGATGGTTGCCTTCTCGCCCGTACGAATCGCCATGATTTCGGCTTGTTCTTTCTCGTTATGAGGTAATCCGTCTTGCCATTGGATAGTCGGATATACTGGCTCGAAGTTGTAATCGCCGTGTGCGACGTCTAGTAATTGACAGTTATATAACGCATCCCTAAGAGCGCGATCGTAATGCGTTCTTATGCGTTGAACTTTCGTCAGTATCGGCATGAAACGTGCTTTAATTGCTGCGCCGTCCGTATGTGACGTCCCTGTTCCGCCAGCATTGTCACCTAGTACCGTACCGAATAACCATTGAGGCGTTTCAGCGATTTGGAAGGCTAACGCTATCAACGTTTCAAGCTCCTTAAACGCAGAATCGAGTTGTCCGTCCCACGTCATGTAGCCAGGCGTTTGGTCGTCCGCAGTTAACGGGATGTATGCGCCTGTTAATCGAGCTGTGCCCGTTGTTCCTAGCTCCGGACCATACGCAGTCGGATCCGAGTGCTTCCAAAGGATGTAGTCGAGCTGTGCCATACGGTCATTAATCGCAATAAGAATCGATTCTAACGATTCAAGCGTTCCTTTACCTTCCCAAGCATCGTCCGTCGATTTGTACGGAATATGATGAACGAGCATGTACGGTATGCCAGTCGCAATAACTTCGCTTACTCCGACTTTTTCTACGATTTTAAATAGTTGTACCGGATAGCCGTAAGAATTATCGACGCCACCTTCGTATGTTCCTAGTCGATAGCGTTCATTTATGATATATCCAGGTAAATGACGTTCAACGTTTAAGAACGGTATATCTTCTTTTGCGCTAACTACCCATTCTACACTCGCTATGATTACGGATTTAAACTTCTTAACGTTTCCGGACATTGTAATCGGGAATACGCAATCTGCAGCGACGTGCTCGATAATCGGCTCAAGTTCCGCTTCTTCCGGAATATCTAATCCCATTTCGAGTAATCCGCTATAATCATGACGATAGCCATAGCGTACTTTAAACCAGGAGTCGCCTCGATAACCGTTAGCAAGCGCCGATTCGTGAATTAACTTTACTAAATCGTTCTCCTCAACGTAGCGATTGATCGCTGATTGCTGTTCGGTATCGTCTCCGATTCCGCTATCAAAGACCGGAGGCTCTCCGACTAACATATCGGCAGGCTTTGTCGTTAGAATGTCCGCTAAATTTACTGCGATATAAAGCTGCTCGAGTTGTTTTGCGTGTGGCGTATCTTTTAATAATGCCGTCGCACGTTCGTACAGTTCCGCTTGCTTACCGTCGTTAAGCTTTTTCATTCGACGATACTTTGCTATTCGTTCAATAGCGTTTGTTGGCGGAAATTGTTCGCCGACTTGAAAAGAGTCGACGGTATAAGTGACGCTTCCGACTTCGTTCATTTCTTCGTCGGTTTTACGTCCGAGATTAAACCATGACATTAATTATCACCCTCCTTTCGTTGTAATGCCTCGTCAATTCTGCGTTGTGCGATTTCGCAATATTCCCACTCGCGTTCAATTCCTATAAAATTACGTCCTGTATTTATTGCGGCTACTGCGGCTGTTCCACTGCCTAAACAATTGTCTAAAACCGTTTCGCCTTCGTTTGTGTATGTTCGTATTAAATATTCAAACAGTGCTACCGGTTTTTGCGTTGGGTGCAACCCTGTTTCTCGATTAATTTTTATAACACTATGTGGGTATCTAGTGCCTTCGTTTTTCGTCTGCACTTTCGTAACATGCCCCGTTACTTCGCCGCTAGTTCCTTTTCCGCTAGTGTACGGCTTTCCTTTCGTCATCTGCGGATTATACGTTGGTTGTTTCTTATAGAACACGTTAATATCTTCGTGTACCTTTAACGGTTGCTTCTTAGCCATTAAGAAATTTACACCTTGTTCTTTTTCCCATATTAACGAATACCTATATAAATTCATGTTTGATGCAATTAGTGACGTAGTGAACGGTTGGGATGACGTCAATACAATTGCACCGTTATCCTTAATTACCCGTTCGTATTCCGTCCAAAGCGCGTCAAAAGGAATAATACTATCCCACTTACAAGCGGTTGTACCGTATGGCAAGTCGCATAGTATCATATCTACGCTTTTATCCGGAATCTCTCGCATAATTTCGAGACAGTCGCCTTGCGTTACTTTATTAAGTAATTCGGACATTAGACCGCCTCCTTTTGCGTTAGTTGTGCGTTAAATTCTCCAGAAAGGTAGCGTTCTTTAAATTCGTCAAAATCGGCTTCCGTTGTTTTATATCCGTAAATACTATGGAATAATTGATGTAATTTCGCAGTAACTACGTAGCCTCGCTCTTGCTCGTGCTTCTCAACAATCAACGCTTTAAGGCGCTCGATGTCCGACTCGGCGTTTTCTGCTAGCGTGGGCTTAAACGCAATGCCCAATTCCGTAATAGCGGCATCTCGTATTTCGTGAAACGGTGTTATATGGTGAATATGAAAGTTATTAATACGTTTCCCTGTAATGTAACATGTATAATTTTGAGAACGCGCTACGTCTCGTTTCCATAGTCTAATTGCGTCCCGTAGACATTCATTTACTCCACTAACTCCGCCTTTCCAAGATGAACTCGATTCTCCAGAACGTCCTTTGCTTGGACACGGTTTACCTCGTTGGAAATCTGTTGCGCATTTGTGAGAGCAGTACAACTCGAACTGCCCGCGTCGGATTCTCCGTGAGAAATGTCTTAATGAGTTAATAAAGGGGCTATTACAGTTATGGCATAAAATCTCAACATAAGTGCTGTTATATGAAGGCTCTTTTGGTCGTTCTAGCCCATACTTCCTTGCGTAATTGCTGATCGGAGCTATCGAACAGCCTAATAACTCTGCTATTTCCTTTAAAGTCATGCCTTTTTCTACGTAATGTTCTCGTAGCCATTCTTCATCACGATATAAATACATTAATTAATCACCTCTCGTAGTGTTTTCTCGGCATTATAAAAAGGCGGAAAGCACACCGAGATATGTGCTTATCGGACCGGCTCATGACTTCCGTTCCTATTCCGCCTTGCGTTATATTTGCGTTATTATAGCCATGCAGGCTTTTGTATTAAATCGCGTTTTGCGTTTTTACTCACTCGAATAGACATTTCCGCCGCATCGGGCATATCGTCGTGTCCGCCTTGTCCGTAACGTTCAAATTGCTCTAACAATAGTGAGTGAGTTCTTTTAAATCGAATTTTACCGTTTTCTATGTCCGGCAACATTGATTCTATACGCAGCTCTTTGCGCGAACGGTTGTTTATCTTTTTAACGCGTGCGTGAGCCGGGTAACCTTCGTGGGAAAGCTGCTCTCTTAGTACGTCTACAAAAAATTCTTGTGCTGCCGTACTCTCTGCTGCGATAGCGTCCGGAGTATACTCGCGTACTTTTGCGCAAATTACATCGATAAATTTATCGGGAGTGATTCTAGCGCCGTAAGCATCGATAATGTAGTGAACACCGCTTTTCCTTTCGGTTGCTGTCGTAACAATTGCGCTGTAATCGCCTTTTTGCTTACCCATAGCGAAGTCAATTCCCATCGTAATAACGAAGTCGCTACGATTAAATGTCTTATTCGGTTCCATATCGTCCCAATACGTGAAATCTTCCGGAGCGAAAATACGAGATTCTTCGTCAATCGGGTTATTCATATACTCGGTATTGAACGCTTTCGAACCGTTGTTCCACTTCCAAGTCATTAGCTTCCATATCGGCTGAAACTCTTTCCATAGAACGACTACTCCGTCCTCCATAGCATCTTTATTCGCTTGATAAAACGCCTCTGCGTCTGCAGCTCGGTTAGGATTATCGAAATCGACGTAGATTTCACGGCATTTTTCCCATAATTCTTCTTGCGTAGGAGGTTCGATAATAGCTCGATACACTTTCGATTCGAAATCTGAACGCTTATAGAGGATATTCAGTAGTAAGCAATCGAGAGCGACCGCCGTTCCCATATAAACGATA